AGAGGATATACCGCTACTGCTAATTTAAGAAGAGGACATTCTGTATGGAGTAAAAAAGGTGGACTTGGCAAGAGACTGATGGGTTCGAGAGCTGCTGATACTCATGAAGGTACAGGTGGATATATTTGGGACCCTGAAACAGGTACTTATGTAGAAGCTGCAGCTACTGAAACTGGAGGTGGAAGAGGTGGTTCTGCAAGATATGCAGCTAGAACAGTTCATAATTGGTGGAAAGATGCAGTTAAAGACCCTTATTTAGATTGGATGGCAAAAGAGCCATTAGAATCAGAAGCATACTATGATGTAGGTTGGAAATCCTTGCCTGAAAATCTTCGAGAAACTTTAGATATTGGAGATGAGCAATTATGGATTCCAGAAGCAATTGTAGGTGGAGCTGCTGGAGCAGGATATGAAGATTATATGGCCCCAGCTGCACAATCAAAAGCTGATGCTCTTTCTGCAATTAAAGATGTATGGATTAGTGCAGATGATGCAGCGGCAGATGAAGTTTTAGGTTCTGCTAGAGAGCAATTGATGGATAGATTGGGACAAGCTATAGAAGGCACTGAATACGAAACTACAGATGAAGCTTTGGCTGCTATGTTTGGAACAGGTGAATCAGGAATGTTTGATGATGTAAGCGGTTATACTTATGGCAGTTTAGGGGAAACTTTAGAAGCTGCTGAGAAAAGAAGAGAAGCTGAGCAAGTTGCTTTAAAGAGAGCAAGAATAAAACAAAATCTTTCTGGAGAAGCTCAAGTGCAACAAGCACAAGCAGGTACTGCTGCCTCTGGATTTGCTTATTCGGGAGCAGGTCAACAAGCTATTGAACAAGCTAAGTATCAAAGTCGTGCAGATATGGGTGATTTAGCTGAAACAGAACGACAAAGTAGAGCAGATTTAACAGATGCAGAAACAGCCTATGCTGATGATGTTAGTGCATTAGTTAGCCAAGCTACAGGCCAAGAAGGTCAATTCCAAACTTTTGCAGATGAAGCTGCAACATATAAATCTAAAGCAAGAGATTTTATAGGTGAGTCAATGCAAACTTTACATGATTATCAATCTGAGTTAGAATCTATTTTAGGATTTACTCCAGAAAGAGTAACAAGCAAACGTAGATTACAAAAAGAGCTTGGAGCAGGATTTGGTTCAGGTGGATTAACAGGATATTCTCCAGTTGCTACTCCTTATTCTGATATAGAATCTTCTAGGAGAAAATTACAGGCCATTACAGGTGGCGGAGGAACAGATGTCTGATATTATTGATGCATTAAGGATTCTTTCTGGAATGACTAATGATATAGCTGATTATAAATTAAATAAATCTAAATATGAGTCAGCTAAGCAACACGAAATAGATATTCTTCAAAGGAAAGAAGATGCAGATGCTAGAAAATTACTAATACAAGAATCTCTTGCTTTAGGGAAATCAGCTGAACAACAAAATCAAAAAGACTTTATTGGTATCATGAAGGATTTAGATGCAAGGAATTTAAATGTTAATGAAATCATGAATTTAAATGATAAAGATTCTACTGATGCTGGAAGTGAAATAGCTGGTGGGTTAGTCAATGAAACTAAATCTATTGCATTGAAAACTGTTGAAACTGGTAATAATATTATGGACCTAATTGATAATTATGAAAATACCAATAGAGCTAATGATGCGACTATTGAAGCATTAAACTTAATCAAAATGGTAAATGATGATTTTAAACAAAAGATGTATAATAAAACTTTAAGTTCTGGTGAAAACTTTGAAGGAAGTTGGAATGAATTTAAGAAGAATATATCTACTGCTGACTTTAGTTTTTTAGATGATACTGGAATGTTTGTAGATGACCTAAGAACTGAAGGTATAGATGAATCTAAGTTTATTGAACAAGCTGGAATGGAAGGTTATTTAAAGGCATTAGAAGATAGAAAAGGCATTGCTGATGCAAGGTCATCTGAAATAACATCTAGAGAAAAAGCTAAATTAGCAGAACATGGTCCTAGTGTTTATATTAAATCCGATGGTGATGGAAATCCTGTTGGTCGATATGTTAATATGACTTTAGATGAACAAGTAAAATTAAGAGACCAAAATTGGGATATTGTTCCAGGGGCTAAAGGACCTATAGAATCTAATATTATAACTAAGCCTGACCCTGATGATATTCCATATGACCCTAAAAATCCCAATTCTCTTACTCCAAGACAAAGTGATGAAATATCTGCTTATATGACACAAGGAACTAACTTACTTAGTGTTATTAAAAAAACTGATGGAAGTGAATCAAGAGTTGGAGAAGTTTATCAACAGGCTTCTAATTATGAAGTAGAAGATTTGATAGATAAGGCTAAAGATATTAAATACGCAAATCAAATTACAGGCATGAAAGATATAATAGCTCAAGAGCTTTTATCTATATTAACTGCAGGGTCTAGCAAGGTATGGGCTGAACGTGGTCCTCGTGGATTAAGTGCATTAATGGAATTTGAAGACGCTGATGATGATTTTTCTGATTTAAAGCATCATAGAGATTTATCTATGTCAGAAAGAGCTGTAGTACTAGATAATATTATACAAAATTTAGTTAGCAAAGAATATGGTGGTAAATTGACTACTTCTGAAGGAAACTTTAATGATTTAGGAATAAATAGAAAATATATTGAAGAAGGTTTGCTAGATTTTGTTTCTGACGCTAATGTGCTTAATCCGTTTGATAAAGATACATATACTAAAAAGGGTTATGATAGAGTAGAATATAGAGATTTGGTTGCTAAAATACAGTTATATCAAGCTATGAAACTTATGGAAGATAAGTATGTCTATGGTATTGGTCAATCTAAAGATGAGGCTGTACTTAATTCTTTAAACAATCTTGATAATAATTATTCTATCAATCAATCTCTTGATATGTTAGGAGGAACTCCTCAAATAGCAGAATCTATTCCACAACAAGTATCCCCTCCTGAAGATTTTAAAACAGACACTGAACAAGTTGCATTAGAATTTGGACTAAGCCCTATGGAAGCTTCTAATATAAAGAAGTCTTTCCCCAAGAGTAATCCTAATAATATTAAATTATTATTGGATAAATATTATCAAATGGATGATGGCTATCGTCTTGCTACCACTCCTGAAGAATGGTTGCAAATTCAAAATGCTTAATAAAAGAAAATAATATATTGTGAGTTATTTACCTTTAATAAATCCAGACGCAAAAACAGAAGATGATATCCTTCAAGAAGAGCTAGATAAAGTTTCCTTAAAAACTATAGAAGGAGAGCTCACTCAAAGTCAATTAGCAAATCAATTAAGAAGTATCAATCCAAGATGGCAAGACCCTAATATATCAGATGATATTGTATTGGCAGATGCTATCTCTAGAAACCCTGCATTAAAATCTGCATTAGAAGATAGACCTAGAGGTTTTGTAGAACAAGCTCCTTATTATGCTAGAGAATTAATAAATACATTTAAATATGGTATGCCAGAAGTAGCTTCAGATATTGTTCAAGCAATTCCTGATGGTCCCTTTTTAGATGATGAAGGGTGGAAAGAATGGGCTGGAGATTCTTATAAAGACTTTAAAGAATGGCAAGAGAATGAAAGAAAAAATAATCCTGAATATGCTGCATGGGAAAGATGGAACTCAACCAATCAAGGTATTCATAGTATAGGAGATGTATTTTCTGGTGACCTTATGGCTAAAGTTGCTTCCAATTGGATTACTACAGGTGCCATCATGGGAACAAGTACAACCGCTGGGCTTGTAACACTTGCTGGTACAAGAAATCCTTCTGCAGCAGGGACTGTAGCTGTAACTACAGGTGCTCTATTAGGTGGTTTGTTTGAAGGTTCAGATGAGGCTATGGCTTCGCTTGATTATTTAACTGAAGATAGGCCTATTGATAGAAGAGTTTTTAATAATACCTTAAAAGAGTTTCAAGAATCTTTAGACCCTTCTATTACAAATGAAAAAAGAAAAGCCCTTATAGATAATTGGATAGAAGGTAATTATATATTCAATCCCAATGGAACTATTATTGAAAAAGGTTTATCTGTTGAAGAAGCTCAAGATGCAAATACAGGAGCTGTATTAACTTATGCTCTTGCAGGTGGTTTGCTTGAATCTTTACCTTATGCAAGAATGATGAGGTATGTTCCAGGATTATCAGGTGCATATAAAAAGATGATTCATGGTAGTTTTTTACATAAATATGCAAGTGCTGTTAAGCGTAAGCCTTATTCTCCCAAGTTTTTAAATAGATTATTTAATGTAGATGCTTGGAAGGGAATTACTGGAGACATAGCTGCAGAATCAATAACTGAATCAGCACAATATTTAGCACAAGTAGCTGCAGAAACAGCTCCTTTTATAGGTTATAAAGATGAATTTATGGAAGGTTTTGATTCAGGAGTCTTAAAAGAATCTGCTATTATAGGTGGATTGTCTGGAGGAGCACTATCCTTATCAGCACATGGAACTTTCAATGCAAGTGGTTTAAGCGAGAACTTATCAAACTTTGCAGCTAGGAAATTCTATGCTGATAAAAGTAGGATTTTTGCTAAAAAACAAGAAGATGGGACATGGGGTTTAGCTTTAAGATATAAAGATACTGTTACTGATTTAACTGCTAATGAGTTAGGTGAAAACGTTCAATTTAATTTTGATAAAAAGAAATATGCATTAGAAGCAGCTGCTGATTTAGAAATTGATGTCCAAAATCAATGGAATGCTGAAGAATTAAGAAAGAATTATGGTAAAGTAGAAGCTGCAGTAGATGTTGAAAAAACTGATGATGGTAAGTTTAGAGTATTTGTTACTAATAAAGATGGTAAGGTTGTTGATGAGGTAGTTTTAGATACTCTTTCTTATGCTAATAAAATAAAGAAAAAGATGGAGACTAGTGTTAATCGTTTAAACACTATTTATAATGACCCTGCACAGAAAGAAGTTCGTACTGAGTTAGAACAGGAAGGTTCTAATGTTGAAGTACCTATTAATATCGAAGGTACAGATACAATAGATTCTGAAGTTGTTGCAATTAAAGGTGCATTTGGTAGAGTTGCAAATATGTCTGAAGAAGAATTAGATATACATCAAAATAATGAAGAAAATCTATCTGAACAAACATATGAAAATCCTAATTTCATCAAAAAGATTATTGAGAAAAGAGGAAAAGAGGTTCTTGATAAAGCTGGTATAACTCCAGAAGAAGTATTAGAAAATATAGAATCTTGGGTTGAAAGTGATATGGATGAAGATGCAAACTTCACTCAAGATATTTTAGAAGACTTTCAAAGTATATTAGATTTCGATGAAACTATCACTGAAGAAGTTACAGAACAAGAAGATATAGATTTTACTCAAGAACAATTAGAAGCTTTCGATAAAGAAGAAACGCAAGAAGATGCTCCTGAACTTATATCTGGTTTAACTTTTAGACCTTCAGAAGCTACTGACCAAGAACTTGCTAGTGAATTAGAAAGGTTACAAGCAATAGATTCTCCTAGTAAGATTGACCAAGTTCAAATAGAATCAATACAAGAAGAGCAGAAATCTAGAAAAGATATTCTTCAGGAAGAGTTACAAAAAGAAGATGAACAAGCAGATACCTTTTACCCTAGCAAAGAAAGTATTTATGCTGATAAATTAAATAAAGTTCAAGAAGATATTCAAATTGCACAAAAAGAAGTAGATAGTATTCCTAAGAATGAATTTAGAGATAAAGAAGGGAATTTAACTGATAAAGCTCAGATAGCAACTGATAAACTAGATTCATTAAAAAGGCAGGAAAGAGAATTAAAATCTTTAATAGATGAGGAAGGTTTAAAAGAACAAGAGCTTGCAGCTAAAACTAAGGATGAAGGTCCTGCTGAAGAAGGTGTTCATCCTGCTATATTAGCTGAAAGAAAAAGATTACATGATAAAATGGTAGCTGGTTTGCCTAAAAGAAGCCGAGAAGATTTAAAGGGTATGCTACAAGCAAGAGGAAAAATAACTAATGAAGAAATAAATAAAATGTCTAAGGAACAAATGATAGATGTTTTATCAAAAGAAGAACCTTCAGTACTTCCTGAAGAAGCATTTGAAGATAAAGAAAAATTAGATAAGCTTATTAAAAAATATGAAAAGAAGGAAGCTCCTAAGAAACAAACTAAATCTACAGAACAGGTCATTAAAGAGAGGAAATTAAAGAGGATAGTACGTACCCTTACTAATAAGATAACCTTCGCAGATGGCTCTAAAATCAAGATTAAATTAGATTCTAAGCTAGAATCGGCTGGTGAATACGACCCAAATACTAAAACCATTACCTTGAATCCTGATAAAGCTGGTATGGATACCCCCTTTCATGAAATATCACACCCACTTATAGATGAAATTTATGCAAATAACTCTGACTTATTTAACAATTTATATGACCAAGTAGTAAAGAGTAGTTATGGTAAAGATATTATAAAAACAGTTAAGGGTAGAGGTTATGAACCTGATTCTGATTTATTTAAGATAGAGGTTATAGCTGAGTCAATCGGAAGAGTTGCATCAGGTAAATATCGTTCATATTCTAATCCTATAGTTAAGGTAGTTAATAGATTTGTAAACTGGGTTAGAGAAAAATTGTTTGGTGTAGCATGGGCTTCTCGCATCACATCTAATGATTTAAGTTTAGATACTACCATAGAAGAACTTTCTGATATTATAACTAAAGAAGGTTATCAAATTAAACTTGGTGATACTCCTAAAGACTTAAATGAATATAGAGAAAATATTATTAATCTAGTTAAATATCAAATAGCTCAAGCTAGAGGTGTAGATGCTGCAAAAAATAAATTATTTAGAACTGCTTTAACTACGTATACAAAAATGGTTAAAAGAATAGGTGGTAGAAAAGCAATTCCAGACCCCTTATTATTTCAAAAACAAATGCTTGATTTAATGCCTATTGATATGCATAAAGATTTCAATGAATGGTTTCATAAGGAATTTAAGGGAAGCAAATTATTAAAAGATAGAGTCAAAGGAGAGAAAAGAGATTCTAATTTTTATTGGCTTGAAGATACAAAATACGAAGATATAGTTACAGATTTATATGATAGCATAAGAGATGGTTTAGATAATTTATCTCAGAGTAATTTAGATACTAGTCATCAATCCGTTAGTATTAATGAAAGAGTTTTTCTGGCTATTTTTAATACTACTATTACTCATCCACAATATGCACAAATGGCTAAGTTTGCAAGAGGTGAGTATGTTGAAGGTTGGAATGAATTAGATAGCGATGGAAAACCAATATTAGTTGATTCCTTTTTATCGTTTGCAAATGTAGTAGTTAATAAATTAAAGCTAGGTGATGTTACTAAATACGATTTAATGGCAGAATATCAAAAAGATTTCTTAGTTCAAGAATATAATAAATTCAATAGTTCTATCCCTACTAATAGCAATACGGGTAATAATTTTAGAGACCATTATATATTAAGAATGGATTTATCTGGAGCTAATGTTACTGGTCCTGTAGTAGATAGGTTTGAATTAAAGAAAGATAAAGACCCACTTACAGACACATCTAATTCTCAGTGGGAAAAAATTAATCTTCTTGAGGTATTAGGTGGAGCTGGTTTATTTAATGTTTTATCAGAAGGTGATTTTAAAACTAAGAGAAAAATTGGCGAAACAATTGAAGATGGAGTCCAAGAAAATATATATGGATATTTATCAAGAGGAAGTTTTTTAACAACAGATGAATTTCAAGCTTTAAGAGGAGTATTAGACCAACATAATCTTGCATTAATATCTACCAGAGGAGATAAGCCTCAAGTTTATTTTGCAAGTATAACAGATTCTCATAGAGAAATAGCTAAGACTAAAAAATCTATTTTAGATTATTGGGTAAGTCAGAAGAAGTATGTAGGTAAAAAAGATGTTGAGAATTATACTAAAAATGAAGATGGTAATTGGTTGTCTCAAAAAGAAATAGCTGCTAATATTGCAGTGCATGAAGCTTTAAAAGGTGTATGGCCTAAATATGCATCTGAAAAATTAACTACTACTTTAAAAAGATTGCCTATTCCAACTAGTAGTATTTCTTATTCTAAGGAAATGCCTAATTATAAATTAGCAAGATTGAATCCAATGGAAGATAATTTATCATGGGTTTATACTGAAGGTGAAGAAACTTTTGAAACCAAAATGAGAAACAATTCAATGCCTGGAGTTAAAAGTAAGTATATAGGTGACGGTGCTACTTTAACTTCAAGAGATATGTTTAAGAAGTTTAAAACATTTTTTGGATTTAGTTCAGATTCCCATAAGGCTAAAACTTTTATCTATAATAAGCAAGGTGATGATGTATTAATGATGAAGCATCAGCAATTTGCAGTTGACCCTGGGGTAAAAATATATAAAAATTATGGTAAGGCTGGTGAAAAGTTATTAGTAGAAGTAGATAATAAAGGCAATATTATTTATTACGGAAAAGATAAAAATGGTGAGTATGTAGATATGTTATCTACCTCAGATGAGATTAAAATATCAAATGGAGAGTTAGCTGAAGATGTAGTTGAAATGCCTGGGAAAACTATTGGAGTAAGTAAGATTGAAAATACAATTGCTAAAAATGCTAAACATGGTATGCAATGGTATAATCATATATTTGACCCTGAAGTTATAAATGCATTTAGAGAACATATATTACCTGAAATAGAAGATAATTATGCAAAGTTATATAATAACTTTAAAGGAGATATGTCTCCTAAAATGATTGAAGACTTCTTAGCATATTTAGAAAAAAATGATAATGAAGGTTATTTACCTACTATATTAGAGCTAGCTAAATTAGGTGCTGGAAGGCATCAGTCATTAGAACCTATTTTAAATAGCTTAATGATGAACAAACTTGCAATCCCTGCTATACAATCTTCTTACCAAGAAGGTTCTAGATATGATATGTCTCCTAATTTTAGAGGGGATTTAAAAGAAAATGAAGTTTCATTAGCAACTCAAAATTCTACTATGATATGGCAAGCATACGCAAATGCAATGGGAAAACCTCTTTCTGATTTTGATAGAAAAAAAGATATACATGAAATCAATGCCTGGCTTAAGGATAATGAGGTTAATGTATTTATAACAAGATTCCCTGTACCACACGCTGGAGGTGTTATATTAGCTAGAGTTAAAAGATTGCATACTAAGAAGTCATTAATAGAATTAAATGCAACAGATACTTTTGCTAAATTAGAAGGTGATTATGATGGTGACCATGTTCAAGTTGAATTGTTACCTAAAGGTATGGAAGCTCCATTTAAAAAAGCTTTCGAAAAAATTAATAAAGAAGTTAAAGGTATAGACTTAAATAGATATGTTAATAATAGCTTTCAGGGTGGCAAAATGTCTAGCATTGCTGACAGAATACGTATTATGGATGCATTATCTCAGGGCAAAAAAGCTATTGGTGAAATAACAAATATTCAATCAATCTATGGACAGTTGCAAGATGCATTAGAGTCAGTTACTATTTACAATACAGACTCTTATGAAAACACTACATTTACTTTAAGAAAACCTAATGAAACTTTTAGATGGTATGTTTCTTATATAGATAGCAAAGGAAAGAAGAAGCATTATGTAGATATAAAAGTTAAAGATTATTTAAGAATTATACTTCAGGCAGCTGTAGATAATTCAGAATTTATGCTTTTAGGACAATGGAATTATTCTCAAATGAAGATGTTTGCTAATTTGTTTAAAGATAAAAATGGAAAGTCAGCTACTGAATTTGATGTTATAAAAATGAAGCCTTTAATAGATATGCATAAAAAACCTGGTCTAATTAGAAGAGGTCAGGGGGTAACTCAGGATGGTCAGTTTTCAAAAATAAACCTTTCAGACCAAATAGAAGAAAGTAGAGCTTATACTGAATATATAAAAGATAGGAAAAGATACCTTCTTAATCTTGAGCAAGGAAGAGATGGAGGGATAGTAGACATATCATTTAAACCTAGCTCTATTTCTCCAATAGAAAGAGTAGCTCTTGTACCATATAAAATGTATAAAGAATATTTAATGTTAAATGAAAAAGATGGATTTGTACAATCTGAAGATGGTAGTCCTATAAAAATCTTAAGTGTTGTTCATGCTAACGCACACAAAGAATCTTTAGATAGATTGGTCAATGAGTATGACAAGTTATTTGAATCTGCATGGAATAAAGATAAAACAGAGCTTTTAGATAAAAATGAATTTATTAAATCTGAAGCTGAAAAGGGTAGAAGTTATGGTGAAGATATGACATCTGATTTCTTCTCTAGGATTAAAAAATATAAAACTATGAGTTTAAGTACTATGGATAGGAATGATACTTTTATTGAATTTAAAGAAAAATGGGACCCTCAATATAAAGAATTATCAGAAGTTGCTAAAGTAGCTGCCACTTTTGTATTTTTGAAGCAATATTCGCAGCAAGTATATGCAGGTAGAGCTGGTTTCCCTGCTGCTAGTCGTAGCAAAAAAGAATATCAAACTTTACATGAAAAAGTTTTAGAAAAGTACTTTAAATATTACAATGAAGCTTTGACTAATAAGGATAAAGCTACTAATCAAAATTTATTTAGAGAAAAACATAAATGGGGTACTAATACTACTTTAAATGAAATTGTTAAAAGGGTATGTAGATGAGCGATAAATGTGATATAACAAAAAATACTAATAAAGTTTTAGACGAAACTCATAAAGAAGTTTCTGATAATTTAGATAATAGTGTTGAAAATTTATTCCCCAGCGATGAACTTGAAGAAGAAATAATATCTAAGATTGAACTTGAATTAGAATCTAAGGGTATAAATACTGGGGATATAATAGAAACTGATGTTGTTAGACAAGCTTATTCTGATATATATGGTGAAGTAAATGAACGAGAACTTCACTCAATAGAAATAAAAGCATTGTTAAGAACAAATCCAGTAGGTAAAATTATTTTAAAAGACTACTTATTAAATAAGGGTTTAATAGGAAAATATAAAAGACTTCGTGACTATCCTCTATCTACTTTAAAAAATATGATAGCTGTATTAACTCAATTTAATGATTCTGATGAAAACCATGGTATCTTTGGGAGCAAAGGAAACATTATCGTTCGTATAGTAAGAAGTTTTAAGAAAAGTTTATATACTCCACAAGAGCTAGGTAAGCGAGAGAATACAGGAGCTTTATATAAATTTGCTAATGCTATGAGAAGCTACTATGAAGCTGTTCAAAATAGAATTAATTTATTTGCAAAAGGTCGTAAAGAAAGTTGGGTTACTAAAGATACATCTGGAAAGCCTGTAGTCAAAAGTAAGTTTTATGAAGGAATGGCAACTATAGTTGAAGAACTACAGAAAATTGTTAATGAATATGCGGGTTTAAAAGAAGATGGTAGTGTTCTTATTCGAGATACTCATATTCCTTATCAAGCAGGATATAGGCATAATGATATAGCCATACAGGAATTATTTCATCAGATAATGACAGGATGGGTTGAGATTAGAGATGTTGAAATTAAAAATGAAGACGGTAAGGTTATTGGTACTGAAAAAAAATTCTTTATAGCTACAAATTACAATACTAAGAAAGATAAAGACGATAAGGTAGAATTTTATGATGCTCCTGGACAAGATGGTAGTGCTAAATTTGAATTTCAGAATTTTGAACCTATAGAAACTGCATTTGATGGAGAATATAATTTACCATTACCTTCTGAAGCTATAGATAAACTTGAAGCTTTAATTGAAAGAGCTAGAAAAATAGATAATGAAGTTTTTAAATACTTCCAAAAAGAATTTGATAAATCTGTAGATAAGTTATTAGAAGCTTATTCCAAGCAATTTCCTAAATTAAGTCAAGACCAAATAAAAGCAATGTTCTTTAATCCAAAATCTAAAGTAGGCAAAACTGCAATTGGTACTTTAAATTCCAACCAAAAAAAATTATATGATAGATATATGAAATCATTTGATGGCTTCACAAGTTTAGATTTTTTCCAATATCAAACTGATGATACTAGCTTTAAGAAGAATCACTTCCCTATTATTTACAATAAAGATAAGTTTAATATGATGTATGATAATGCATTGGCAGAATTAAGAAACAATCTTAAAAATCTTAAAGAGACTAAAGAGAATTGGGATAAGTCAATTAAGAAGTCTGATACTGATAAAATATCTAAATTTGACCATTTTTATAAAGGTAAAGCTTATAAAGGGATGAGTGCTCATTCTGCACTTAGAAAAGATATTAACTCTACAGAATCGGCTATAAGAAGAATGGAAATTATACGTGACAATAGAGATGATTATGGTATGAATGTTGAAGGAGGAGACTTAGTCCCTGTTACAGCAGACCAAAAACATTTAAAAAGAATTACTAATGCATTTAATCCTATGAATATGAGAATGGATGCAGGTGTCTATAATGACTACCTTAAGACAGGAATGACTGCTATAGAAAGAAACCTTCTTACAGCACAGCTAATAGAATCTGTGGGAATGATACAGGATAAAGATGGGAATATCAATGAAGAAATATTTGAATATATGATGAATTATTATAGTGTTCCTTTTAATAAAACATCTACTTATGGAACTTTAGGACCTATTAAATATTCTGCTGATAATGTAACTAGATTCGGTCCTGTTAAAGCTGAAAAAGTGCAGCATGTCTCTCAAACAATAGGTTCTTTTATTACAGGAAGATACTTAGGTGGAGCTATTACTTCGTTAAAGAATATGACAGCAATAACTCAACATGCTAATCTTTTCGGGATTAGGCTTACCCATAGACATACAATGAGATATTTAAGTATGAAAAATAATGACCCTATGATGGATTTAATATCTCGTTCTGGAGTAATTGACTTTAATGATTTCTTTAGTGAAACTATGGTAAATGATATTGCTGATACCCAATTAGAAGCTGCCACTTCACATAAAATATTAGGAGCAATGTTAGTTTATTGGAAGAAAGTAAATAAGAATAGAAAAGGTGAGCCTAAATACAAGAAAGAAATGGAAGAATTAATTTCTCGTGCATTAAATGATTCAAGGGCATGGAATTTAATTCATGAAGGGATTACTGTTATTAGTGAAGGCAGAGCTAAAAAAAGAATGTCAAAACTAAAAGAACAGAGAAATAGAGATTTAATGTCTAAGTTTGCCAATTTTGCTATTAATAAAGAATATCAATTTTCAAGACATCTTAGTGGAGTATCAATGAAAATGCTAGGGATAGATATGAAAATGTCTAAAGCTAATTTATATAATGTTGTAGCAAGTACATATACAGCTTGGCCTAATTTAAAAAAGGCATATGGTATAACTATGGGTAAAACAGAGACATTTATTAGGTCTGTTGCATTTATGATAGGTGTAGAACATGCTCAAGATTTAGGAATTATACCTAGAAAACCTTTAAATGAATTTAATGCACAAGAAGAATCTTTAGCTATTGAATATGGTAGATGGTTCTCTAAGCTTTCAAATTATGGGCTATCAACTTCTGACGTTGGTGAATTTAATATGGGAGCAATTGGTAATCAGATGGGTAAGTTTGTTTACTGGTCGCAACAAAAATTTGGTGGAGATAAAAGGATACTTAATGAAGGTAAAAATGCATATAAAAGTTTAGAGAATTTAAAAGGGGAGTTAGGTCCTTTAGATACTAGAGTAGATAATGTAAAAGCTTTAATGAAGCTGTGGAAAGACATATTGAATCCAAAAAATGCTTTAAAACTTAGAAAGTTAAATCCAGAAGCAGCTACTATTAGAAATTTTGTAATTTCACAAACAATTTTAGTTGGAATGGTTGATATTTTATTACTAGGAGGATTATCAGTTCCATACAGATTATCAAAACAACTAGGTGTTGCTAAGACAGTAGCTAGAGGAATGTCTTCTGATTTACTTGCTTTATATTTAGCACCTATTAATTTAACTATAATGGCTATGATGGGAGGATACGATGATGATGAAGAAGTTGAAAGAACTCTTCAACATTATATGAGTAGAGTACCTATGATAGGATTTGCACCTAGGTTTGCTTTAGATACTTTATTAGGAATATATTCTGGTATTGCTGGAGATGGAAGAACTGCAGCTTGGAGAGCAGTTGAATTAATAAATATGGCTAATCCAGCTTTTCCAATTACAGATTTCTTAGGGTTTAAAGTTGCGTTAGTTGAAGCTCTTAATCGGGATTAAATATAAATTTAATTAGCATCCATCCGAATATTATTACTACAAAAGAAAATAGTAATTCCATCATGCTTGTGCACAATTGTTAAATTTCTTTCTCATCTTAATTAACTTATAGACACTTAAAAACATCTTAGGCTCATCATCTATAATATTAATATCATCCATTTGCTCTATTACACTGCTTAATTCATTGTCTAATATCATACCTTTACACATAGAAATAAGCTCTTTTCGTTCATTACTGCTCATTTTTGCTCTTCTCCTTTTCTGGTTGGATTAAATTTAAGAAGCTATCTACTTCAATAGCAACGTATGTTTTACTTCTATTTCTTTTAAATATTAGAACAGGAATCCTATCATCTGCATTAGATTCTGCTTGCTCTAATGAAGACCATAGATTTAATCTTTCTTGATTTTTACATTCAAAACTATAAGGAATTACTTTTCTCGCAGCAGGAGAGAGTTTGATATCCTCACCAGACTCTCCCATGATAGCTGCCTTTATATCATCCTGCTCAAGAAAGGGAAAGCAAGATAGTAATTTATCTCTTACAAAGTTTTGAAGCCTTCTTCCTTTAGCTTTACTAGACGAGGCTTTCATTAAACTTGCCTAGTATTTGTGGTAACTTTTCTTTAGTAACCCTTTTTATTCTTCTATCAAAAGCATTATAAGATACTAGTTCAACTATTCTTCTTAGCATAATATCTAATTCTTGAATAGCTTCTTCATTTATCTGAACATCCTTATCTTTAAATCTACTTCTGATAAATTTCTTGGAAATGTAGCTCATAATCCCATCCTGTCTTTTAATCGATTAATAATAAGTTTTATTTCTTTAAACTCATCTCTTGTGTGTACTAACATTTTCTCTACAACTTCTAATCGAGTCATTATACTTTCCTCATTAGACACTATAGATTTGTGCTTAGTTTCTTTAGTTGCAGATTTCTTGGTGGTTTTTTTCTTTGTTCCCGACATTATTTCTCCTTGTTTAATATACGTGTGAATGTTGTTTCCATAAACTTCTTCCAATTATTAAATTCTGTGAATCTTTGGTTTATCTTTTTTTGCCTTATCTTCTTCTCGCATCTTTTGCATAGCATTTTGAGTATCCTTATATTTAACTTCTTTTAACCACTCCATGAACTCTTCTTTTTTATTTTGAAATTCAATAAAATCAGCTAAAGTTTGCCCTATAGTATTAATAGCGTGGTCATATTTATTTTCAACAGAACCCATATAATTTAACAATTGGTTGTATGTCATCTTTTTATCCTTTGGCATTTCTCTTCTCCCAATACTTATTACGTACTTTTCGTTTTAATTTACTATCAGTTTTTCTAGCTTTTCTTAACACCCATTCTCCATTAACTTTAAATGTATAGAAATCTTCTTTTTCCCATTGAAGTCTATTGTATTTAGATTTAGGATATGGCCTGGGGTTATTAATATTCCATTGTTCATCTATTTCATTGAGTAAAATAATAGCTATATAGGCTTTAATTACTATACCCCATACTACCATAGCTTAAACTTTTTTCTTTGGTTTTTACGCCATTCTTCGTGTTCTTTAGCAGTCCTAGGCTTTCTCTTTAGTAATTTACGTCTAGCTTCATGAGCTTTTTTTATATTCTCAGGGTTATCTAAGAACCCACCTTTTTTAAACGTCATTTATTTCTCCTGAATATTTTAATTATCTCTAATAATAATGGATGGTCACAATATTGCTTGCATCCTTCGTTAATAATTTTATCTGGTATAATTTTAGGCTCTTCATTTTTAATGTATTTAAACCAATAACATTTATTATCTTTTTTATATTTACAATTTAAGCAACTCATTCATCTAGCTAAATTATATAAGTTAAAACCATTAATCCTAATATTATTTAAAAAAAAGAGGCCAGGGATTTCTCCCCAGCCTCTATCGTTTCGTTTTTCTTATGCTGCTATAGAAAGCAGATTATCCGTCACATAAGCATTGTGTTGGAATGAAGCAACAGTTGGTTTCTTTTCATGCCATAGTACATCAGTACATGCATTATAGAAATCCCACATAGTATTCTTAGTTAATGCAGAATTATCATCATCATTAACATATCCTTCAAGATACCTATCTGTTATTTTACCCCATGTCGTTGTAGGTAATGCAGGTATAGATTTTCTAGCTATTTTTAGTGCATCTAAATCCATTTCTAGATTTGTCATAGCTCTAAAGTTCCTAGCAATTTTCTCTACACTATCACCACAACCATTTATTATGTCAACCACTTGCATCATTTCATCTTCATAACCTTCACTTGTATGGTCATGTTTAAACCTATATGAATTGAAGTGGTCATTAGTCATCATACCATTAGTACATACTAAACGCATTAGAAACATTCTCATTTTTAATGCAGTGCTGCCATCATAACTATTCCAAAAGCCAAGACCTAATGCTACATCATCGCCTTCTTCAATTTCAACAGTATGAGTTTGTGATACTAATCCATAGAAATATCTTCTTCCATCAAAGAACTCTTTAGCTGGAGCAAACTCTGCATTACAATCTTGAGCTATATTATCAGCCATTTCCTTTACATCTTTGTTAGGTATTAATAAATATTTCTGTCCTACTACACCACATTCTACCCATTTACTATGTCCTTTAGGATTTATATCTTTTCTTTGGACAGCAAAAGCTGAGGATGTGATGCCCTCATAATCAAGAGGGACTTTTCTTATTTCACTGTACGGATACATAACGATTCCTTTCTTTTTATGTTGTCATTTTTAAATTATCTACTTTTAAAGTAACATTGAATTGTTCTTTCTCTCTATTAGCAGTTGTATCAACTATTAAATGAGTGATATTACCTCCAGGTCCTTTCCTGGCTGAAATAGATAATATTTTACTTGCATTATATGCTATTCTAAACGAACCTCTAACAGATGCAATGTTCATACCTTCTGTCATTGCAGTTTTAGTTATTTCGCAAATAGCAAATACTACAATATTATTTCTTATAGCAACTTCAGTTAATGCTTGTGCTATTTCTTCCATCTTAAGATTTAAGTCTTTATGCTTTGATTGCATTAATCCCATATGGTCTATAACTACTACCTCTGGTTTTATTGGAAGCATATTGATTTTCTTCTCAAGCTCAAGAGCCATACAAGGTGCATAATCTACATACAGCCATTTAAATGAATCGCTTATACCCTGCATGTTAGTTGCATAGTATTGTCTGATTTCATCTTCAGTCCATCCCTTTTCAATTTGGATAAACCTTTGCCATATTTGTCTAGCACTCATTTCCATTTCTAAGAAATAAGTAGGTTTCTTTAGATTATTAACCCAGTTTTGTATCAGCATAGTCTTCATTGATTTAGGAGGAGCTTGTACTACAACAAGTTCACCTGGATATATAGGGAAATCTAAACCATAATGTTCTCCTACATTTATAGGTTTTAAATCACTCCTATAGAAATTGACTAAAGCATTTTCCATTTGCTCTGCAGACATAAGACTAGTAGATTTCTTAGCTTTATATATCTTGCATGTAGATTTACAGAAACTATCCATTACTGTATCCATGCATCCATATCTATATCCACTACCACCATGACCTTTATAGCAATCAGTAACTAACCTACTCATTTCTGATTCATTGAAAGGATGGTCATCACTACTTACTCTTTTCCTCCAATCTTCCATTATTAATCTAACTGTATGTTCAGGGTATCTCCATCTTAACCACGCAGCAATACGCAATGCTACTGCATGTCTATTGCCAAATGAAGTTCCTTGTAACATAGAAGATATACATGGATGATTAACTGGGTCAGGATTCATACCTACTTCAGTTTTATACATTACAGTTTCTTTCTTAGTATTACGAACAAGAACATCAAATACTGGATTAACTGCAACTAAATCTTGAGGCAATTTATCTTGTCTTGATTTAGATGCTAATGCTTGTATTTCTAAGCCAGATAGATTGTTTAATTCATTTTCATCTAAATATATTTTCCATAATCTGGATTTAGTATTTAAAGTATTATTCAATCTAATGATTCTAGTTTTATCTGTAACGGAAGGGTCTGCATAGTTATATATACCTTTCTTAGTAAGTTCATCTTTAACCTTAAGATGTAGATTTTGACAAGGCTCCCATTTAAATGAAGTGTCAGGTATCCCTACATGAAATCCTCTTCCACTAAAATAAATATTATATGGTACTTCTAAGGATTTAAGTAATTTTAGCAATTCAATTGTTTTAGCTTTAGCATTTTCAACTGTACCGCCATCTACATCAAGCAAAAATTCTTTAGGCATATATATCTTACCATCAAAACCTGATAATGATTTAGTTCCATTAAAGAATTTAATTGCATAGCTATCATAACCATACAAAGAAATAAATGTATCTTTAGCTGTATTCTCAAATGATGATTTCTTAGATGAATCATAGAAATGATGTCTATCAGAATAGCTAAAAGCAAATTCTCTTATCATATTATTTCTCCTTGGGGTTATAATGGGGACTCACATATTCCTTTGCCTACTAGCATAAGCTATTGGCGACTCGCTACCAACGAGTGTAGGACTTACAGGACCAGTTATTGTCCCCATTTATAGGTTAGTTATTTAGAAAGGGTCAGCAGTAGCTGTACTGTCAGCAGGCTTTTGTGTCCTACCAGCAATGTATTTCTCAGCTGCTTGCTTTATATTTTCGATTCTATCTTCAGTATATTTATCTACTGCATTTTCAAATGGTACAGCAGGAGCTACTTTCTGAGCTACTTCTGCATATCCATTAGCATTTTTATAGAATAATACTTGAAGTTTCTTACCTTTTAATGAAGCTGGACTATCATCTAAAGATGCTATTTTACTTCCATCTTCTGACTCATGTTCTTCAAGAACATCAGGATTACAGCTGCGAATCATGTTAGATACGCTAAACTCTTCTCCATCTTGTCCTCTTGCTTCCCAGACTCTACATTTAAGAGTTTCTGGATAGTCTTCAAACCATAAGTCAACATAACCAGAGCCATTATAATCTCCACGTTTAGCTTCACTTATAGTTACATTTTTCCAACCTTCACCGAAGGATGTTCCTGAACTTTCTTTTACAGTAATTGCCATTACTTTTCTCCTTGTGTTTTATTATTAATTAATGTTTTACAACTAAGTGTTTTGCCACTACCAGGTTCTCCTATAATAAGAATCTTTGCTGAATCCCAGCCTTTTTCCTTAATTACATTTAGAATAGTCTGATAGTCTTGAGGCATTTCAGGTTCTAGCATTTGACTTCTATCTTTTGCATGACAATAGTGTTCGTCACGTGCTGTTACCCAAACATACTCTCTTTCACCTTTTTTATTCTTTTTAACTTTAGTATATAGTACAAAGTCAAACCATTTACCGACATCTACCTTAGTAGAACCTTCAATATATGGCATCATTCGCAATACACCATTCTCATTGTCTTGCTCTGCTTTAGAATGACAATTAACTATTAAACTACATGGTATAGAGTTAGTAAAAGCAAAGAAACTATCTAATTTATCTTTTAGCTTACCCCATTGTTGTAGTTTTAACGCATCTTGAGAGCCTTTTAACTCTCTTGCGTACTTTTTAGCCATCTCACTTGCTGTATCAATAACCATGCATTGTACTTTATGATTATCTTTAGGAACAACTTTGATAGCTGTTTGATTTACTTTAACACCATCTATATCAACAACTGATTGCACTCTTTCACGAGTCCATAGTTGTCCTATAAATGATGAGAAATCAGAAAATGTATTAAATTCAAGTGGACTATATCCAAACATTTGTTTAATACTATCTCTGCTTCCTAGGGATTTATACCCATTTTCTAGGTCAACATATAGTGTTTTCATACGTTATTATTTCCTTTTTTATTTATTTTTTGAAGTTTGTTAATATACGATAACTTATATAATAATAAAAGAAATATTACTTACTCACATTATATGTGTATTTAGCATAGCCTTTCTTAGGCACAATATTAGTCTCAATATCATGACCTTCTTTGCGAAGATTAAATATTAAAGCTCCTAATCTAAAGCTTCCATATTTCTCTAAAGCTTCAAGTGGTGTTATGCTGCCATGTGTTTGTAAATGTGCTAAAACTCTTTCTTGTTTACTTATTTTCTTGTCCATAATACTCCTTTGCTGTTATTTGATTTAGTTTAATATCTTTTAATTGACTTATATCAGGATAGTTATCCCAATCATATCCTAGTTCATAACCACATTCTTCAAGCCAATCCCATAAAGCATCTTTTATTCTACTCACCTTTATCCCTCCTTCTTAGAAGTATCCAGTCTCCTTGTTCTAAGACATGATAGTGAATTTTATCTATAACTTCATCTTTACTTAACTCACCATCTTCCCACAACTCTTCTTCAGGAACTTCTTTCCAATTATCATATTCTTCATTCATTCTTTCTTTTTCCTCCTTCCACCATTGATAATATTTACTAGAGATAGGTTTACAGATGCAAACTTTATAATTACATTCTATACATACCATTATATATCCTCCTTTTTAAACTTAGGAGTTAGCTTTCCAAGTACATATAATAGTGCATGAATATATCCAAATAATGCCCATTTATCAAGCTCATCATACCAATCTTCGTTTTCTTTTTTTGTTTGTGCAATAGCTAGTTGATTCTTAATTTCATTTTCAGTAATCATTAATCATCTCCTCTCAACACAGGCAAACAAGTATCTAAGTCTCTATTGCCTAGCCATAAGGCACCACCATTATTTCCTTCATCGTCAGCCATAGGCAGTATATTAGTACCATCATCAAGTATTATTCTTACAGGCCTATTATCCCACATAGCATTTTTAGCTTCTTCATTTCCCATATACTCTACTTTGATAATTTTCTTGCCTAGCAATAAATCATTAGCTGTTTTATTCCACATTTTAGTATAATCTTTTTTCATCTGTAATCATCTCCCTTTATTTTAGTGAATATGATATAACAGTGCATGGCCATTAAGGCCACACACTTTATTATTATATCAAGAAGGTCATTTATAACAAACAATACTTCATATACTGTGTCCATCTTATTCTCCTAACAAAGGAACATCAGCTCCTTTAAGAATATTATTTACAGTAGATTTAAGTCCTTCAAGTTCATTTACACCATGTAATTCATCAATTGCAGCTCTTTTCTTAGCTTCAAGCTTTTTAATAAGCTTACCTGCTTCTGTTTCATCTTCATTCTTAGCAGCTGTTTTATTACAAAGGTATCTGTATCCTTCATTGATTGACACAGCATCTGAATTATTATATAGATGAGGATAATTATGGTCATAGCTATAATCATTTCTATTTCTTTTACCAACTTGACTCCTTTTAACTGCTTCATATACTTGAACTAACTTAGCTTGAAGCTTTTTATGTTTTACATCAAGCTTTTCAAATTCCTTTAAGTCCTTATAAACTTTAAGATGTTTAAGGTATTTATTATATGCTGCTTCAGATATATTCTGCACTTCTGCTGCATTAGATTGTTTTAACATCTCAATCTTTTCATTGATAGAGTTTTGTATTCTCTCAACGAAATACTTTCTTTGTTGTACACTTATTTTGCTCATTTTATTCTTGCTCCTTTGTTATTTTATTTAAAGTATTAAAATGTTTAGTTAGTAGATTCCAATATTTCCTATTAGTAGCTTTTGATTCTAGATTATTATTTTGAATACCATTACCTAATGCTTTTAATCCATTAATCCAATTACCTTCAACCAACCATCTCTTTACATTAGTAGCAGTTTCATCATCTAGCTCTGCTTTATACACTACAGCAAATCTCTGTGGATTAGCAGCGGCTCTTATACTCATTATAGCTCTATCTTGAGAGCTTAATTCTTCAAGAGGAGTAAAAGACTCGATACCTTCACTGTCTGCTATCCCTGTATACCAAGTTTTATTATTACTCATTATTTAGTCTCCTTAATTTGCCTGTATTCATTTAATTTTTCTCTTATTTCCTTTACAGATTTACGTCCCATATTTTTATACTTTAATAATCTAGTATCAGGAATATCCATAATCTCTTCAAGATATTTAAATCCAGCATTTAAAAGACAATTATGTGTTCTAACACTAAATTCAGCTTCTGATATTGGAGTAATTAATTCTCTGCCTTTATATTGAGAAGCAAACTTTTTATCAGTATACACCCAATCAGATTTTACTTTTTGTATACATCTTAAAGCACCTTCTCTTTTTACTTTAAATACTACATGAAGCCTTCTTTTAACTTCATTAGGATTAACTTTAGGATAATTTTCACCATTTAAAATATAATTAGGTATATCACGATAATGATGCCATTGTTTACGTTGATATATTTTACACCATTGTCTAGCTCTCTCTTCTGTTACATCAAAGTAAAACTTTTCACCTACTTTCATCTCAGACATAATTTGCATTGCCAGACTTTTAGGATATACTAATTTTAATTTATTGTTTTTTGTATATATTTTATATAATTCCATTGTTTTCTCCTTTCAGAGTCTGGGGGCTGTTATAAGCTACATTAGCCCGCCCCCATTCTCTTTTCGACGAGGCAACATCAATAGACATTACCTAAATTATGAGCAGTATCAATCAGGGCAAACAAACGGGCCGAAAGGATGTGCCCAACAAAAGCCCCGGCTGCGCTCACGCTAACAGTTCTCTACTGCTCATTTAGTTTTTTTATACTTTACGACTCTTTTAATAGAGGGACTTAATCTAGACATGTATACAGCCTCTTTATAAGCTTTTTGTCTATTAGGTCTTTTCCTTCCTTTACCTTTTCCAGCCTCAAATAATGACTTATGTTTAGATTTATATATCTTACTTATCATAATTCCTCCTATTTAAATACATCGCTTCTTGACATCTTTCTTAATATATAGTCTCTTGTATTCTGATTCTGTCTTTTAAGCCATGCTAGTAATTTTCTAAAGACTTTATCAGTTAAAGGACCTTTTCTTGTATTGCATCTGGCACATATCATTTGTAGATTTTCTAAAGTACTTTCTCCGCCATGCGAAATAGGAATGTTATGGTCACAAACCATATTATTAACTTTAAGTATATCTCTACAATACTTACATCTTTTTCCATAGGAATCAAGTATAAGTTTCCTAATCTCTTTAAGAGTAATATTAAATAATACTTCATATTCTCTACTCCTTCTTTTTAATGACGTTCTAAGAGTAGAAGATTTTTTCATTAATCTATGAAATACTCCTTTAGAACGATTGCCGTGATGTTTTTTGAGCTTTGGGAGGAATAACTCCTCCCAATATCTCATTTTTTTAGTTAATTTCTTTTGCTTTTTCATTTTAGGCATCACCTATATCAGTCCACTTTAAACTTCTTCTCCAAGCAAATGTAATATTTGTTTCTGCCTTTAAAAACCCTAATATTAAAGATGAAGCAGAACCCACTTCATTGTTCTGCCATGCCATTCCTATTCTAAATATTTTAAAAAACTCTAGTAAGAATAATTCATCTTCAATAATTATTGTTAATATGTATCCCATTAAACCCTCCTCAGTCTAAAACTTTCACGCCATTCAACCTCAACATCAAACAATTCTCCATCAGTATTCTTGTACATGTGTATATGCTTTACATTAGTATTTGCTTGGCCATTCAAACCTATCACTTTACGCGAAGCGTTTTCTATGGCTCCTGAGCCTTTTCCTGCATACAAATCTAGTACTTCATTTCTGCTGTATTCTCTACTTACTTGAGATACTTGAATTATTATTACATCTAAATTAACAGCTAAATTAGATAAACTATGAGAGATGTATTTTATCTGCTCATACTCTCCTTTTATATGTGGTGGTGTATCAACCAAATCTATATAATCAACTATAACTGCATATGGGTTTAATTGTTTTATTTTATCTTGTATAGATTTCATTGTTGGTGTTATAGTTTGTATTGACAGATGTCTTAATTCATCTGCATGCTCTTTATATAGTTCTTTATAGTTTTCATTTACTTCTTCTTTACTATATCCAGATACTATTTGCAAATGCCTCCTATGCATATACCATGCTGATAATTCAAGAGACAGAAATAATGTAGGTATCTGCCATTTAGGGTTGATACAATCGTTTTTAAAATCTACTCCAAGAGCAAGATTTTGTGCTAGTGTAGTTTTATTAGAACCTGTTGGTCCAAATATGGTGACTAACTCACCGGGATATATCTGAGTATCATATTCATTTAACCCAAACATTTTAGCCAAAGGAATAGTTCGACCTTCAAAGTTAGTTGCTAATCTATCTTCAAATTCCTTTTGTAGCTCATCTGAGTCTTTTACATGTATATGATAATCTTTATTCTTAAAGAATACGCATTTGGTCTGACAATACTTTTTCATTAACACATCTTGACATCCGTAGTTATAGTTTCCATTGTATACGGATTCTGTCTTTTCTATTATACTTTGTTCGTTTAAAGTATTGTTATTCCAATGCAATAATGATACTTTTGCATATTCACTTGGTATGCCATGCCTTTTGAAGTGAGAAGCTATTCTAAGTGCTGTATTGTGCCTAGAGCCCTCAGAGGGCCCATTCTTAAGCATTGTTTGTACGCACGGTACTATCTTCGTAGGTTCAGTAATCTTGCCAAATTCTTGTACTTTTGGCTTATCTACGCATTTATACCCTTCTAGCTCATTATCTCCATCTAATAAATCATATGGATACTCTACCCTAGAGTCAGATGCTAGTTTATGTATTTCTTCGTATGTACAGTTATGTGCTTCATTCATAGTTATAGGTATTTTATACAGTCCTGTTTTTTGATTTCTAGTATGTGCGACTCTATATATCCCACTTCTCATATAGATACTAGTATCAATGCCATCAAAAAGCTTTGACATAGTTTGTTTTACCTGATAGGGCAGGCTATCAGAAGGTTGGAAATTAAACACTTTATTTGTTATCACGATGTGATATCCAGTACCGCTGAAATAACATTGAATGCTTTCATCTAGTACTTCTAATACTCTTAAATGAGTTAAAGTTTCCCTCAACTTCTTTAATGTGTATTCATTGGAATTATCTTTTCTGTCAATATCAATTAAAACATTATCTATTCCACGCTCTCCATGATAGCCTTTTAAACTGCCCTTCATATCAGCATATTGCTTAGCATCATCATCGTAAAGATAAACAGAACGATACAAAGCCTCTCCATCTTTCTTTATATATTTATATAAATCAGACTTTAGTATCAATATACCCCTACTTCTAGGAGATTGAACTGCTATCTCTACATATTTCATAGATTACTTAATGCACTATCTGCTAATGTAGCATTTGAAGCAGGAATCATATCAGCTGATGTAGCTTCTTTAAGGTGTCCTTGAGATTTTAACCATTCAGTATCTTTTTGACAGCCAGCTTTACCTTCTGCTGTATTAGGATACAACCTAGGATATACTTCTGTATACACTTTCTTTCCCGGTTTTGGCTTCTTCTTATAAAGATAGGCAACATATTCTTGTCCTGTTGTGCAGTATCTTTCTTTTAAATATGTACCAATATCATCAATTTCATTACCGTGCTCATCTTCCCACTTACCATCTATTGTTAGTCCTGCTGAACATCCTATCATATCAAAGAATCTGTACATCTTTTTCAATACAGACCCTCCTGTTATCTTACCCATAGAATCTTTATCTAATGAGCCTATAATTGACATTCTATTAGTATATTCACTGTTCTTAATAGATAACTCTACTTCAATAAATATATCTGACCAATCAAATAAGCTAGATTTGTCTTCAAATCCTACTATGCCACATTCAACAACTCCTAAATAAGAGCTCCCTGTTGAACTTCCTTTGTCTTCTGGTTTAAATATAGCCATTACTTTTTCTCCTTGTATATATTTTTCCATTCAAATTTAACTTCTTTACCCTTTAAATGAGGGCATCTACTTCCAGCTTCTATTGATTCATTAGCCTTAAAAGATACCATCAAATCTTCTTTTTCATTACGATAGACATAACCTATAGCATCACAACCAGCCATAATAACATTCTTAAGCTTACCTGTCAAATCAAGTGACTCAGGTATAACTATTGGATTGCCTTCTGTTACTGCATACGCTACTTTTCTATGTCCTATTATTATTAGATGCTCGCAAACATCTTTAAAGGCAGATATTGTTTTAGCTACCTTTTCTCTTACTAACCCATAGCCTTTACCAAATGCTAAATCAGCTATAGAACGAACGTTTTCTTCTTCACACACTCTTTGTTCTGCCCATTCAGCTACTTTATCTATGGTATCTATTGCTACATATTTATAACTAACATCCTTGCTTTCTTTTATTTCTAGCAACATGTTAATTAAATCATCTCTACTATTGACTTCTTGTATGTAACCTTCTAGCATTCTGGCTCCTTTTTCAGTATCAATAATTAAACAATCATCTAACTGAGATAGCATAGTAGTTTTACCTACTTTTGGAGCTCCATATAGAAGTAATGAGGTCGGATTAGTAGAAACGGCTTTGCGTTTTACTTTTTTTAGTGTCATATTGATTTATTCCTTATTTTGATAACGATAACCCCTCAGTATGTGATACCGAGGGACTATCAATTTACTAATTGTCATGCTGGAAAGCAAGTATTTTTTTGCAATGTCATCATAGGAAAGTTAAAAGTCAATTCACTTTCATAAGGACTTTTAGTAACTACTTTTCTAATAGCATTTACAATAAAGCTTCCGGCCATATTAGAGCAATATGTTGTTGCTTTGATGTTGCATGGTTCTGGGTCTCCTTCTTCGTCAGAATACCATGTTTTTAGATATTTATTTAGTCTGACATCTGTAAAAACATATTGCTGATAATGTTCTCCACCCATTCTTCCATCTATTAACATAAATGGTTTTGTTTTCTTGTTGCTGCATATATTTTCTACAGCCTCTCTTCTTGATTTCATACTGTCAAATCCAAGTACAACAATATCATTATTATCTTGATATCTAAACATTTTAAAGTATTCTGAATACTTCATAACATCGATATCTTCATTAATAGCAGATAACTGGTCTTTTAGAGCATCTGTCTTATTCATTCCTATATTTTCATCAATATATTGAGATACTCCAAGGTTTTCTGTTGCTACTTTATCCATATCATACAATAAGAATTTAGTAGCTCCAGCTCTTACCAATTGAGTGGCTGCAGAGCTACCAATAGCTCCGCAACCTAAAATATGAAAGACATAATCATTAAGATTATTAACCAGCCCACTACTACGAGTATTTATTAACATAAATATCCTCCTATGTTATAGCCTAAATTATATTGCTGAACCCTAGCATTATCATAGGCTTTTTCTATTTCATTGTTTTCATATTTAATATGCTCCCAAGGTTGCATACAAGCTCCCTTTTCTAATAATTTACCCTTAGCAATTGTTATTACTTTAATCTTAGCATTTCTAGTTAAAAGCATTTTGTTCATGTTTTCAACTTCTTTAGCATATAGTTCATAACTTGTTTCACCTGCTATAGCTGAGCTAATTAATTCATCAATATCATTATCTAAGTTTTCAATTAATTCAGCAAGGGCAATTATATTTTGAGAGTTTTTCCAATTTAATACGGTTTCTACTTTATTTTGAAGAAAGGATGTTTGGTTTTTATTACTTACTTTAGAGTTAGAAGTCCATCCTTTGCCTATAGTATAAGTAGTATGATTACCTATTGGATTAGCAGTAGAACAAAGTTCTTCATATTGCTTTTTCTGCTTAGCTGTTGGTTTAGGTACAGGTCTAATAACCTCTAAAGGAACATCTTCAGAATATTCTACTGGGTCCCAAACACTAATATTTAATTTATATTCTTGTTTTAAATTAACTACTAATGCTATGGACCATGAATCATTCTTCCATGCTTCTATCTCATTTTGGTCTGTACCACTCCAAAATGCACCCATTGTATGATGAGAATGCCACCAACAGAATTTGATGTCTTTGCCATGTTTCATACCAGCTTTAATAGTATAATCTCTGATGGCATCTCCATTTAGCTCTGTTGTAGTACCAGTATTTTCTTGTTCTAGAATTACTGGGTCAAACAATAAATATACTGGTTTATTAGTTACAGGATGCTCAGATTTCTTTACACATAACAAGCCAGATATTTCATTCTTATCTTTATCATATGCTAATCCAGCAAATTGTTGCATAATATTCCAGCATTTTTCTTCTATTATAAAGTCCTTATTAATTTTAGCCATCGTAATTAGGTCTCCTTTCATTGTTAATGGCTCTATGCCAATTAGTTAACTTTCTTTTCATTTTATCTTCAATAGTATTATCTACAACCCAGTATTCTGATGCATTTAAGTTTTGTTCTAAATAGTTCCATCTATCTATAACACTTATTTGCATTAACTTGCTGATTGTTCTTTGAAACGCAGCTGTTATTGTATTTTGGTTATATACAATACCATCATTTACATATCCAGAGAAAGATTCTATTATTTCAAGCCAATCAACACTAGAATCTTTAAAATTCTTAGCTCTTATGAAATGAATACATTCTTCTCTAAATGGGCATTGTTTTTTATTACAGTCTTTTACAACATATTTAGAATATACTGCACTATTAGCTATATCCATGCTTCTATTTATACTTTGTTGTGTTTCATTTAATTCAGCATCGATATAATTGTTTAAGTTAAAAGACCAGCAACGTTTATTATTCCATCCAACAAAGCTTTTTAACCTACGCGCTTTATTTATATCTTTTTCAGGGAATCCCATATACCAATATATCTTTTCAGGGTTATTGTATGGATTTGTATCTGCAATATTATAGATACTATTCCAATTCATTACTCCCATTAAGAAAGATTTATAATCATTCCTTGCTAAAGGTCTAGTTATATCATCTTGAAATGATGATAAGCATAATGTTCCCCATGGAAGCTGATTTATTCTGGCTCTGTCTTCAGAGGCTCTGTCCCAAAGAAAAGGGTCGTTAATGTATGGGTGAATACCTTGGATAGCATGAGCTTTAAATTGAGGTTTGAAATCATATTGTCCTGAAAGAACCTTATAAAGCTTTCTATTAAATGCTAATAATAATTTTGGTGTTTGAATTTTAGATAATTCTCCACCATCATTATTAATAATAGTCATTTCATTAGGTTCTGCAACTACTATAGTCCATAATTTCATGTTAGTAAAGCTGGGCTCAGAATCTTCTGGAACATTCGTAACATAATTATAAATATTAAACTTATCTGACATTGAATTTGCTTGTAATGTAGATTCATTTATTTTATTTATAACATTAGTTTGGATATCCATTAAGTCTTCCATGTTATCAACAAGACTACCGCTAGCAGCTTTAGCTTTGTCTCTTTGTATAGATAAATTATTCATACGAGTTTTAAATCTATCATAAGCATATCTATTGTATTCTATCCTTTTAAATAACGTTTCAATTTTAGCAGCTCTTTTATTAGATTCATTTAAATAATTAATTATATGCCTAATAGCATCATATATCCCTGGTTTCCATGCATATTTCTTTGATACACCAAACACATATTTACTATCATAGCTTCTTAACATACCTCCGTAATCTTCATTTACACTATCTAACTCTTGATTAAATTTAACTATATCTTCCATTGATGTTGAATAGGCAAAATCTTCTAAGTTTATTAATTCTCCAATATCACTAAAATCTCTAGTTATTGTAACTTTACGTTCAAACCAATTATCAAGAGTCGCACCATTTTCGTATACACGAAAAGGTGTTTTTTGATAAAATAATATATCTGTATTCTTATCTTCTTCAAAATTTATCTTTAAGTTCATCTTTATTTTCTCCGTAATTATAATGGGGACTCACATATTCCTTTGCCTGAACGATACGCATTTATATGCTCTTGGACTTATTTTCCCTGTAGATGACTGGCCAAATTGGAAATATGTCATCTTTACCATACAGGAGGACCAGTTGTTGTCCCCATTAATTATATTATCTTATTTAAACAGTAGGCATTACTTTGAGCCTCCTGTCTTATTATTCGCTTGCCAGCCAACAAATAATGGTATAATAGTACCGTCTTCTGCTGTTTTATTTTCTGGCATTTCTGCTGTGTTATCAGTATAAATAGTATCACTGATGTTTACTTGCACGCCATCAGGAATATTAAGCTCTACTCTTAATTCTCCTATTGTATTACAAGTTACTGTTTTACTAGTCCAATCGCCATTCTCATGGATTTCTAGTTTTCTTACTGTAGGTGTATTGGTTGCCATATGCACAACTCCTTTACTTTATCGTTATCTGTTAACATTACCTGAGAATACATGATAGATAAATGCTAGCATTACTATCATATAAATAGTTCCTGTTATTGTATCTGCCATTGTTTTCTCCTTGATTAATTGTATAGGTGGCTTGACCCTCGTTAGAATTTATACAGGGAATTAATGCCTGTATGGTTACTCGCCTGTCAATATCTTTATAATGGGAATCCCATCACCTCATTTGAAATTTATGGGAGTAGATTTAGCTCCTAGTTAATTGTTAAAAGTTTATGAATAGATTCCAACAATATTTTAGGACTACTCCCAAACTACGAGGTATGTAGTATAAAATTTAGGGCAAACGCAAGTGGATGAGATGAGGTATTGTGGATAAGCGTCTGCCCTTTGGCATATGACCTTAATAGGTCGTCTGAAGTTATGTATTATAGTACAGAGCTATTAATCGTTTTTTGCTCCATGTACTAAACGAGGTCTCAGGATACCTCCTCTTTGCCCACTCAATAAACTGCAATCTCGTCCATCTAGGCAAAAACTTTTTGTATCTAATCTTACTGCTGGTCATAAACTTCGCAATCAGTTATACTTTCTTCTTTATAAAGAGTTAAATATAGGTCATCTTTCCATTGAAACATTCCACAAGCACCTAATTCTTCTCTCCAATAGTTAAATACATCACCAAATGGTAAATTATTCCTAATTTGATTAGCAACTTCATTATCATCTGCTATATTTAACAAGAAACTCATGCTTACAATAAGATTATCATCATTTTTAATAATATCATCTTCCCAAGTATGATATTTCCATACAGTATCTACATACGCTACTGTTATTGTATCATTAACAACTACCTCATATGTATCAATTACTATCTCTTTAACAATTTCTGTCTTTGTAGTCATTGATAAATATGCTATTGTTACTAATAATACTACTGCTAAAATACCACTAAACTTTTCTTTAGCACTCATTTTAATTACTCCTTAATTTTCAATAAAGCTGTGAACCGAGACTAATACTGTACTTTCCCAAGCGGGTTTCGAGTATCCTCTAATAAATCCACAGCCTTATTTATTAATTATTGATTAACAACTGGTTTACAAACACAAATAACATAACCACACTCATTACAATCTGCTTTATGATAAGAGTGAAACTGCTCATTTAAAAGAAGGTCATCTACTTCTTTCACTTCATCATCTAATACATTATCATATTTTACAGACTCTAAATACTCATCTTTTTCATTAGTCTCTAAATAATCTGTGTATCTACACAAACATAATAATGAAAATAGATATGGAGCCCAGAAATATGGTAAACCATGCTTAAACATACCAATTGCGACTAATAACGGGACTACTATTGCAATCCCGTTAAAAAATGCATCATTTTTCATAATAACCTCCTAGAATACCTGAACAGGTACTCTGGTTCTATTAGGTTCACTAAAATGTTTCTGTCCTTTCTTTAATGCACTATAAACATTTTTAGCCACCACTACTGTTATCATACCGTTTAATAAATTAATTACTTTATATTCCATTTTATACCTCATAGTTATTTTTGATTAATTATTAATTATTATTAAGCCCTCAAAGAGGGCTCAACAATAAGTCGCATCTAAGAGAATAGCTCTTGCTTTTCTTCTTTAGACTGAGTGTTACCTGAGTTCTGACCTATCCATACCAAAGGTGTGGCATGTTGTTCAGAATCATGGTTTATCATCATTCTAAGATGCGACTGAGATGCTACAGCATCCTCTAATGCTTTAAATGTTTCATCAGCCTTAAGTTGAGCTATATTGAAACATTGTATGCCAAAGATATTAAATCCAACAGATTTAGATTTCTCTGATTCAGTAGCTTGTAGGCGTACATTAGAATCAGATACAATCGTTCTTAGCAAAGATTTAATATCCTTAGTTAAATTTAATTTTTGAATTGTTTCTATTAGTGTTTTCATTTTCTTTTATCCTTTTTTTGTTTATTTAAATAATCGCTAAATAGAAGAGGAAAAAGATTGACGGAGGAGGGTGGTGAATACCCGTTCTTTCTTTGTGTAAATGGTACCAAATAAGAGCTTTACTACACATCGGGGAGTAGAGCTAAAGGTAGTGTATGTGTAGTAAAATAGATAATACAGGTATTTACATCAAAGAAAGATAAGGCGTAACGGATAAAAGCAACGAATGAAAACAACTAGCACAAACACATAGATTGGCACACAATGTTTGTAGCCAAGAGTAAATGAGTTGGTTTTAGTAGTGGTGGTGGAGCTGGGGTCAATATACATAGGTTTTTCAACACAGATTGACCCCCCACACCCGTAAATTCAACCCCGAGGCGTCAATGGTATATCAGGTGCATACATTCTACATATATTTTTTCGAAATTCAACCTAACTCTCTCGTCTATTATTCGTGCAATAGAGGCATTTATTTTGCATCTGACAAAAATTTTTGTTGGAAAATTCTCAAATAGTCTTATTTTACTACGTAGTAGTACTATAAGTAGTACTATAAGCACTTAAGTTGGCTACTGATATTCAGTACTTACTTTACTTAAGAATAAAGACAGAGTTTAAGTACTTACTTAGGTACCATTGCGCGCGAGAACATAGTATTTGCATTGTTGTCTGTTTTTTTCTTAATTTATGAGGTCAACCAAATATGTAGGAGATTATTATGCCAAAGGGTAAAGGAACATACGGAAGTAAGGTAGGTAGGCCAGCTAAAAAATCTAAGGCAAAGGCTAAAAAAGTAAAGAAGAGCAAGCCAAAGAAGAAGTATTAGAGTGAAGTTAAAAGGAGTACTTTAATGGCAAAGAAAAAGAAGAAAGTTATTTATTCCACCAGCATTGGTAATAAAATGGACTCAAAGGGAGAGTAAAATATGGCAGGTAGTGCGATAGTAATGGTGCTTGGTCGTTTATTGGCGAGGCATGGCGTAAAAACAGGTATTAGAATGGCTCAGAGACTAGGTTTTGATAATAGGTCTATCAAGAAGGCATTTAAGAGTATTAATGCTGAACAGAAAAAGATTGGTTTAAAAGAATTTAAGATGAGGCCAAAGAGGGGAGATTTCCAGTCTAGAAAAGCTGAGAGGAAATTAGATATGGAAATAGCCGAAAGAAACAGAGCGTTAAGTGAAGAGTTAGCTTGGTACAACAATAAAATGGGTGAATTTTAATGGCTAGATTATTTTTAATATTGGTAAAAAAGTTTGGATATGCGGCAGCTAGAAAGATGGCGCCAAAGTATGGAATTAGCCAGAGAGTGGTAAACAAGACAATGAAGGATGTGGGTCTTCGTAGTCAGTTAAGAGGTGCCGATAACTTAGGAACTACTATGGGTATTAGACCAGAAGATGTGATGGATACGGCAAGAATAGGTAGAGACCAATTGATGAGAATGGGCAGAAGAGGTCTTAGGCGTACAGGCCCACCACAAGCTCCTGGTAGAGGATTAAAGAATATCGACAAAATTATAGCTGATGCTAAAAAAGTAGGGACAAGTCCTGCTGGTATCGTAAAGGATAAAATGTTTTCAACTGAAGGCTGGAAGGGTATTAAGCGTATGATAGACGAAGAAGAGCTTTTATAAAAAGGGAGTATTTTAATGGCTAAGAATATAATAGAATTATTAATGGGCAGAAAGCCTGATAAATACGTTACTAATGAAGCTGGAGATACTACTGGCTTTGAATATAGTGGTACTGTTCCAGGGGGGATACCTGGTTTAATAGGTGAAATGTTCGGCAGAGGCAGTCAGGAACCAGAATTTCAAGGTCCTCCTGTACCTCCTGATTATCAATATACTCCCCCAGTTAACGAAAAACCTAGTGACAACCCTCTAAATCCTTTAAATCAGAAGGTAAATGAGGTTAGTAACATGGAGAATACTAATAATTACAATCAAGTAGAGCAAACTGATAGCTCTAGTTACGATAAAATGGTAAAAGACCTTGGTGAGCGATGGGGTCAAGATTCTAGTAGCTTAGAAGATATAATGAATAGAATTGCATATCATGAGTCAGCGGGGACTATGAACCCAGCAATACAGCAATATGGTGGCGGGCCGGGAAGAGGATTGTTCCAGTTTGAGCTAGGAGCTGAAGGCGGTGGTATGACTGGAAGAAATAGATTAGCCAGATGGTTTGAAGAACAAGGACAGGAAACTCCTGCTTGGCTTAATCAAGAAGGTATGGATAAAAGCGGTTTTGATGCTTCGAAACTAACTGATGAGCAACAAAAAATGTTATTTTTAGCAAATACAAGATATCATCCCTCAGCAACATTAAAAGGGATTGATTCTAAGAATTTAGGAGAAAGATTTTGGGCTCCTTTTCACTGGGCAGGAGATGCATCTAAAAGGGCAGGTCACCTTGCTTCATTCGATGAATCTATGGGAGCTTTTGATTTAAATAACATGCCAAACACAGAGGAACTTGCTTTTAATTATTAATGTATGAAATAGAAATAAACCATAGGCAAGGACCTAAAACATATAAGGTCTTTAGGGAGGAGGAAGCAAATGAGTCTGGACTCGCATTTAAGCACTGGAGGGAAGTTGAAGAAGGAGATTACGGAGCGAGTGACGACGGCTATGTTTCTCAAGTCATATCCAAGAGGGTATATACTTCGAGCACTGGTCGCAATAGTATATATCTTCGCTTTCCTTGGGGTTATACCTTTTTTAATCCTAAATATCCTAGTAAGAAGCTCGTCGTGGCTGGCAGGAAAACTAATGTAACCTTTACAGGTAAGAGTTATATAGAAGTTCAGTCAGGACAGAATAAAATGCAGAGTCTGGCAGAGATGTTTGCATTGAAGCCAGATTATGATTTAGCCATTGAATGGGCTTTAGGAGCTGTAACTAGCTCTCAAAGACGTAAATGGAAAAGAACAATGAAATCGGAGGTTTTTAAAAAAATGGTACAAGAAGAAAGACAAAAGTTATTAAAAGACCATGGCCTAACTGAAGGTTATACCTTAGATTTGCTTGAAGAAGGCATTAAGATGGCCAAAGAAAAGAAAGATGTTTCTAATATTATGCGTGCAGTAGAGAATCTTCAGGATATGCATGGAATGAAAGATAAGCATATGGAGAAGACTGTCGACAGGATAGAATCTAAATCTGTTACTATGATAGATGATATTGTAAAAGAAGAATCTCAGATAGCAGCGTCAAGGACAACGACCAAAGAACTAGATGAGTGATTACGAAGAGCAATATGCTCAACAACAAGCTTTAAAAAAGCTGTATAAGAATATGGCTTTGTTTGGAAGGTACTGCTTCCCAACAGCCCTCCGAAAGGAGATACCTCCTTTCCACTTCGATATATACAAGTCCTTATCCGATAACGAACAGCGAAGGGTCGCAATAGCGGCCCCTCGTGGTACGGCTAAAAGTACTACTACATCTTTAATATACCCTTTATGGAAAGCGGCTTTTAAAAGAAGTGACGAGGATTTATTTATAGTTATTATATCAGAATCACAGACTCAGTCTATTAACTTCTTATCTAGAATTAAATACCATTTAACTAATTCAGATACTTTTAGAGAGTTATTTGGAGAGATGGGCCCTGAAACTGCTAAGAGATGGACAAATAATGATGTTATACTAGCTAATGGTACTAGAATTATAGCTGTGGGTACAGGACAAAGAGTTAGGGGATTTATTGAAGGTGATACTCGTCCTAATCTTATTGTTGTAGATGATTTTGAATCAGAACTTAATGCATATACGCCAGAAGCTAGAGCTAAAAATAAAAAATGGATGACAGAAGCTGTTATTCCTTCATTATCAGATGATGGTAAAGTAGTAATGATAGGTACCGTAATATCTGAAGACTGTTTTTTATACTGGATAAAAGAATCCAAGTCGTGGAATGTCCTATGGTATAGTATATGGGATGATGATGAAGAGAGTATCTGGCCCGAAAGATTTCCAAGAGAACGAATCTTGCAAATCAAAGATGAGTTTGCTAGTATTGGAAATCTCAATGGTTTTTATCAAGAATATATGAATATAGCTCAGTCACCTGATAATGCTCCATTTAAACCTGAGTGGATGCAGCTACATCATTATGACTTTGAAATAAAAAATGGACAAGGATGTTTAGTTAGAAAAATAGACGATGAAGAAAAAGTTATTCCAATAGAAGTATATAGCGGAGTGGACCCAGCCTCCTCCCTGTCGGCTCGTGCGGACTATTTCGTTATTGCTACTATTGGGATAGATAATGAAAACAATAAATATGTTATTGATGTAGTCAGAGAAAGAGTGTCTCCATCTAAGCAACCACAACTCATTATCGATACTTTTATGAAATATAAGCCTAGAAGAATGAAAATAGAGACTACTGGTTATCAGGAAGCTCTTAGAGTAGGCGTTAGAGATATTATGAAAGAAAAAGGGTTATACATTCCTGGATTAGAAAAGGGTGTAAAGCCAAGGACTAGAAAATCAGAACGATTACTATCTTTAATCCCAATGTTTGCTAGAAAGCAATTCTATTGGAGACCCGAAGATATAAAAGGCCAACAAGAATTTCTATCATACCCCAGAGGAAAGCATGATGATGTCATGGATGGAGTATGGACAGCTCTCGATGGAGCTAAGCCATGTAGACTTAAAGAATATGATGGTGAAAAAGTACAGAAAAAACAAAAAAAGAAATTCCTTGATTGGTTGACTATGTAGGAGTTAAATTAGCAAGATGGCAAATACCAATAAAAAGAAACTTTCAGGCAAACCTCTAGTAGACGAAACTCTTGATTTATGGCAAGAATATGGCAAAAAGAGAGACTCATGGGCTCAGCATGTTCAAGAAGATAAAGAGTTTAGACTAGGGAGGCAATGGACTAAAGAGCAAGAAGACATTTTAAAGGCAAGGGGGCAAGCCCCTATTGTTGTTAATAGAATACATCCTGCTGTAGAAGCAGCTAAATCTATGATGTCTGCAAATAGACCATCATTTAGAGTGGCTCCTAGAGAAGACTCTGACAACAAGGTAGCTCAAACATTAAGTGCATTATTGGCATATATGTATGACATATCTGATGGAAGAACAGTAGTAAGACAGATGATTGATGATTACTACGTTACTGGTTTAGGATATATACAAGTTTATCAAGACCCTATGATGGATATGGGTAAAGGTGAGGTTTGCATGCATGACGTAGACCCACTTGATGTTTATGTAGACCCTAATTCTAGAGATAAGTTTTTTAATGATGCTGAAAATATTATAGTATCAAGATTATTTACTAAAGACCAAGCAGCTAAATTGTATCCGATGTACGAAAAGGCTATTAGAAATGCTAATAACAATACTGCTGACTTTGACCATGATAGACCTGCTACTGGCAGAGCAAATGATTTTGCAGCTCATTTCCCAGAAGATGTAGACAGAACTCATAACGATGAGTATGTTAGAGGGTATGAGAGATATTACAAAAAAATGGTTGATAGATATAGAATCTACGAGGTATTTAGCAAGGATGAGCATTTATTAGATGAAGATGAGTATCAAGAATATCTTCAAAAGCCAGCATGGATTGTAAATGGTCAAATTATGGTTGATGAAAATCAAGTTAAGCAATTACTAGCTCAGTACGAGCAGATGAAACAGCAACATGAAATGCAAATGGCTAGTCAGATGGACCAAATGGGACTAGAGGACAATGCTTTGGTTCCTAATATGCCACAAGAATTAAATATTGAACAAATAGCTTATATGGATTTGGTTGCTCAAAACCAGATTCAGGTAGTTAATATTCAAGTAAAACGAGTTTATATGTGTGTTATTATTGGTGATAAACATTTATACAGCAGAGAATTGCCTATAGAAGATTATCCTATTATACCATTTATGAGTCTACATACTAGAACACCTTATCCTCAATCTGACATTAGAATGGTTAAAGGGTTACAAGAATATATTAATAAGATGCGTTCATTGATAGTAGCGCATGCAACTACAAGTACTAATACTAAGATACTTGTACCAGAAGGTAGTGTAGACATGGCAGAATTTGAGCAGAAATGGGCTCAGCCAGGGGTGGCTATACCCTACGACCCAACAGATGGAGCACCTATGCCTGTTCAACCATCACCACTACCTAATGAGCTATACCAAGGTGAGACAACAGCAAAATCTGACATTGACCATCAGTTAGGATTATATGAAATGATGATGGGAAATGCTCAGGCTGCGCCACAAACTTATAAAGCAACTATATCTTTAGATGAATTTGGACAAAGAAAGATAAAGTCTAAGCTAGCAGATATAGAAGCTGGATTAACTAAAGTAGGACAAGTTGCACTAGCTTTAATGCAACAATTATATACAACTGAAAAAGTATTTAGAGTTATACAACCTAATAACTCTTTAAATGAATTTGTTATAAATAAAAAGCTTGTAGACGATAAAACAGGTGAAATTAGTGTATTTAATGATATTACAATTGGAAAATATGATGTAATTTACTTAGCAGGTAGTACATTACCTTCTAATAGATATGCTGAGCTTGAGTTTCACATGGATGCGTATAGCAAAGGAATCATTGATAGAAATGAAGTTCTTAAGAAGACAGAAGTTTGGGATATGGAAGGTGTACTAGAAAGAACAGATGAAATATCTCAATTAAGGTCTCAAGTGCAACAATCTATGCAAGAGATACAAAAATTAAAAGGAGATTTACAAACGAGAGATAGAGAAGCTGTAAATCTTAGAAAAAGAATTGAAGTTGAGAAGTTTAAAAACGAACTTGACCAGGTTAGCAATAAAGCAAAGGCTGCAGGTACCGTATATGAAAAACGTCTCGACGATAATTTAGCCGTAATCAAGCGAGATGTCGCTGATTCAATAAAAACCCAGGTTTCAACCTCTCCTGGCGGCAAGGAGAGCAAACCGAAAGAGAGTAAAAAGAAATGACAGACAATAACGTAGATACTCCTCAGAGTGCCAATCCTAATGATGCAAATACTGCATTTGAAGGACCTTGGCCTACAGAGGACTCTAGCAGTAATCAGACGTCAGTTGAGGAGGCATTCTTTGGTAGCCAGGAAACAGCAACACCAACGACGGAAGAGACTTCCCCTGAAGCGGGAACATCTCAACCAACACAAGCTCCAATACAGGAACAAGCTCAAGAGTATTCTGCTAAAAATGATGAGAAAAGGTTTGAATATTGGCAGTCGCAAGCTGCTAAAGCTCAAAACGAACTAGCTCAGCAAAAACAGCAATATGAGCAGATGCAGCAAATGCAAGCGGCTCAAACTCAACAGCAACCTGTTCAAGAGCAACAAGTGGAAAGATTTCCTGAACCTCCAGCGAAGCCCAAAAAACCTAGAAGCTTTTCTAGAGAAGAAGCGTATGCTGACCCTTCTAGTGAAAGTGCAAGGTATTTAGATGATTATGAAGAATGGAGAGATGATATAACTGAATATAATAGCTTAAAGAATGAATATAATGTTTCTTTAATGCAGGAGAAGTTTGAAGCTCAAGAGAAAGAAAGACAGGCTAATATTCAGAGACAACAAGCATATCAAGCTGAACAAGAGCAATTGCGTGGTGTTTCTGAGCATCTGACAGGTCATTATGGATTTGAGTCAAATGAAGCTCAAGAGTTTATTCAGCAAATGTCTGACCCTAATTCATTATCATTAGACAATCTAGTTCAATTATACCGATTGCAGAAAGGCCAAGGCCAACCTGCTCAGAACACAAATGCTGGACCAAGTCCTGAGTTTCAACAAACTCAAAGAGCTCAGCAAATACCATCTCCGATGGGTGTTCAGACAGGTCAAGGTGGTGGCAATGAAGCAAAAAGTGATGCGGACTCGATTATGGATAATATGATAGCGGATTTTAATAGTAAAAATCCGTGGTAACCAACCCTACTCGAAGGTCTCACGACAGCTGAGAGAGGGTTAATTAGAGTAAAGGAGACACAATGGCAAATTTCACAAGTATAAGTGCAAATACTGCTGGTTCAGGTGTAGACTTAGACAATACTCGTAGAAAGTTTGATTTTGGTGATAGGGTTGCCGAACTTGCTCCTCAGCAAAGTCCTTTCTTCGTGTATTTAAATAAAGTATCAAAGAAACCAACTAACGACCCTGTTTTTAAGTTTTTAGAACAGAGACATCAATATCAGAGACGAAATTTTGTCTGTGAGGCAAATACTAATATGACAGCAGCATCTGCTGGTGCAGCGTTATCTGAGAATATTGTTATAGCAGCACCCTATAATAGTAAGGGTAAAATACAAGCTGATTGTAGGCCTGAATTTATTGTAGGTGGCTTAGTTTTGGCAATTCAGTTTGACCAAGGGGTTAAGCGAATTAAAATAGCAGAAGATGCTGTATCAGGTTCTGGATTAACTTTTGCGGGTACTGATGGTACTGATGGTCAAGTTACTATTGCAGCAGCTAAGATGACAGCTATTGATGCTATAGCGAGCAATGATGATATATCTGCTGGTGCTAAGGGACAAGTAATTGGCTCAGCATGGGCTGAAGGAACTGATGCTCCTCCTGGTTGGGAAGATTTAATGAGTGATAGCGAAGGCTATTGCCAAATTTTCAAAACTGGAATGAACATCTTTTCTGGAACTGCTCTTGCAACTGAGTTTAGAGGGAAGAAAAACGAGTTCCAAAGAATCTGGACAGATAAGCTTATGGAGCATAAAATGGACTTAGAGCAAGCATTCTTGTTTGGATTAGGGAATGCTACCGCTGGAGCAACAACTACTAGATATACTCATGGTATTGTACCTTACACAGAAGCAAATGGTAAGGTGTATAACATGACTTATGCTTCTTCTGGATACGATGCTTTCTTAGACGCAATGGAAGATTTCTTTGCGCCTGAAGGTGGAAATTCTGGGAATAAGCTTGTTCTTGCTTCAAGAAAAGTTATTACTTACCTTAATAAACTTGGTGCTGGTTCATTTCTTAATAACACAGTAGGTAGTTCACAATATAATCTAGATGTGCAAAGTATTAAGGGCGCATTTGGACACCAGGTAACAATGGTAAATACTATATTTGGTAATTTACATTTTGTTGCTGACCCTCTATTAAGAGGACCTTGGGAGGATTATTGTTGCGCTGTAGACATGAAAAATGTAGCTTATAGACCACTGGTGGGTAATGGTGTTAGTCGAGACACTTTCATTGAAACTAATGTTCAAGGCAATGGCATTGATGGCAGACAAGATATGGTTCTGACTGAAGCTGGCTTAGAAATTAGTCTTCCTGAAACTCACGCTGTATTGAAGTTTAGCTAAAGGAGGTAGACTATGGCATTAACATACGCAAAAGTAGGTGGTTGGACAGAGGTAACAAATAACATTACTGTTGTTGATTCAGATGGTACTTACTATGGCGATGAAATAAGCGTTGTAGGAAGTGCTGTAGTTTTAGGAGAGGTTAATGAAGAGACTGGTGCTGTTGCAAAATGGCAGTATACTCTTGATGATACTCCTATATCAGTTGGTGGTGTTGGTGTAGACCCAAGTTCTTCTAGCGGTATAGGAACCAAAACATGGACAGACTTAGAATATGAAGCTGTTGCTATTGGTGATAATACTATGGAAGACTTACCTTTTCCTCCTGATGCTAAAGGTATTAGACCTGCTGTTACTATTACAGCTTCTTCTTATGGTGGTGATACCACTATAGAAAGTAAATGCTTAATAGAAGGCAAAAAGTCTGATTTAGGCTTTAGTATTGGCGGTGTAGGTGCTGACCCATCATAATAATGTAATCGTTGGGGGGTCTTTATGGCCCCCTAACATAACTTTTTAAATGGAGAAAAAATGAGTGATTTAACGATAACGCATGCAGGTGCTTCGGTCACTACTACTTCTGATGGTGGTTTAAATAAAGGTGCTATTATCAGAGTACAAGCAACTACCAACACGGTTCAATATGACATTGGAGATGTTCTTTTTGACCCTGTTGAAATTCCAAAAGCAGTACGCACTAAAGGTGGGATATCTTTATTGAAAAATATGTTTATGATAGATAAGGAAAAACAAGCTCAAGATTATGAGATTTTTTTATTTGAAAAAAGTACATCTCTAGGGACTATAAATGCGACAGCTGATATATCAAATGATAATTTTGTTGCTGGGAATCTCCTTGCTATGTATTATATAGACACAGACCAATCTGATTCTGCGTCATTGGATAATGTAAAGGTAAGCCAAGTCCATAATACTGACCAGGCAAGACCAGCAACATTTAATCCAACAATACTTCAAGCATCGTCGGATTCAACTAGTGTATATCTTACTGCCACTTGCTTAGGTGGGACTGCAACATATGCAGCTGATAGTTTAAATTTTGTGCTTCATGTAGAATACTTAAGTTAGTAGGGAGATAGTATGATAGAAGAGAAGTTAGAAGTAATGAAGAAAGAACTGACGGCAGTAGCTACTAAGGAAAAAGAACTACATGATGCTCTTATGCAAACACAAGAACTTAAACTAAAGTACTTAGGTGCAATAGAAGTATTAGAACAATTAAAAGAAGAAGATAAACCTAAAGAGGAAAAAAAGGTAGATGGCGGCAAGTAAAGATGTAATTACTAGAATACAGGATTTAGTAGGTGAAGACGTAACTACTGTTGATGGGTATAAAGATTTAATCTGCTCAGGATTTAATTATGTAGCTGATATGATTCCTAATGATTCTGAGCTGTGGAGACATTCTGAGTTAGATGATAGTAGTAGCTTAGAAGATTCTTCTGAATATAAAGTAATTATTGTAACTAGGTATGATTCTGCAGATTCTGTTAAAAGAGTTGCAAAAGAAGTTCCATTGGATTACTTAAGAAGAGGTGAGGACCAAACTAGTATATATTATAATGCTGGTAATTATAAAAATCCTATATTTAGTTTTACTCCAGATGGAACTTTTGTTGGTAGACCTACAGGTGGTACATTTAATATATATAGATTTAAATACTTAACTGGGGCTGATGAAGATGTTGATATTACAACAGTAAAAGATTTTGCAGATATTAGATTCCCAGAAGAAGCATCATTTATGGCTATATTAAAATCTGCATCTA